GGTGCAGGAATAGATATTCCTCAAGCAGACGGTGGCACGCTTATGCCAATTTTAATGGGTCTTTTAGGTCTTGGCGGCATGAGAAGCTTTGAGAAAAAGAATCAAATACAAGGAAAATAATCATGGATAAAACACCAAATAAAATAGAAGAAAAAAAGAACTTTTTTAGGCCGAAAGAATTAGCCTGTAAATGCGGTTGCGGGACAAGCGGGTTTGATTTAGACTTTTTAGCAACCTTAAATACAATAAGAGAAGAGTGTGGGTTTAGCTTTCCACTATCATCAGCATACAGGTGTCCTCAACACCCTATAGAAGCGCGTAAAAAATCGCCAGGATCGCATTTCTCAGGAAAGGCTGTAGATGTGTTATGCAATGGAGAAAAGGCTTTAGAAGTAATTAGGGTAGCTCAAAAGCATGGTATAAAAAGAATTGGCGTTCAGCAAAAAGGTGGAGGCAGGTTTATCCATTTAGACGGCTGTACAGAAGATGAAGGTTTTACAGTTCCGGCATTTTGGTCATATTAAAATAATCAGTGATTCTGCCCCTTTAATCAGGGGCTTTTTTTTGTCTCCAGTAAAATAATAAACTAAAAGGTTTACTTTTGCATAAAAAAGGCGCTTAATGAAACCTCAATCAACGAAAAAAGGGCTTTACCATGAAACAGCAAACAATCACTTCAGCATTATTCATCAACTGGGATAGAAGCGAGTTAAACGATTATTACTGGGCTATTTTGGCTAACGACACGCTAACAGCTTCACAGCTTAAAATTGTATCTATTATTGACGGCATACTTTTTTCAGGAGTAGCGAAATGATCAAATTACACAAAGACACCTCAGATGAGATAGCAGAACTTATCAATAGCATCGAGGTTGTAAATGACGAAAAAAATCATCTTTCTATTCAGGCTAATTATAAGTGGGATCTGATGAATCTTGAGCAGAAAAAAAAGAACAATTTACAGCGCGAAAACTTGACGAGGGAATACAACACACTGCTCATTAAACTCTATGACCGTTTTGGTATTGAATTACCTTTGTATAGGTTTATTGATCGAGTCGATAATGTAATGAAACTTGAGAAAGCTATTTAATCAACCGCCCCTTCGGGGGCAAATAAGGGGAACGTATGTATTTACATAATGATTTTAAAAAACACGTTGTTGATCCTATTTTAAATCTTAAAGATTTGGATGAAATGACTGACCATGAGCGGGGGGAGTATGACGCAATTCACGGTCACGATGTAAAAGATAATGAATCACCCGATTATTACAGCGGTTATGATTCTGAATATTTTGCAGGGTCAAGCGATGAAGAGCGGGGATCAATAGATTGCAAATTAGGATTCCCACATAAGGCGGGTCAATCATTAAAATATGATGTTGGCTACGCAGAACAGTATGAAAAAGACGAAGCCGCAGGAGGCAGATCAAATGACTCTATCTAAAGATGTATGGGAAACATTATCAAAAATTGATGTAACAGATCACGTTGAGCTTAAAGGAAAACTTACTTATCTATCTTGGGCTTGGGCTTATGGGATTATGATGAAACATTATCCTGATCTCCATTATAGCTTTGAAGAAGATCGATGTGAGGAAACAAGCACAGTAGAGATTAGCTGTACTGTTCACATTCATACAGGCTCAGATCGGGATCAAGTCATGATGCGTCATATGTGGTTGCCTTGCATGGATAACAAAAATGCCGCGATGGTCAACCCTGATAAATGGGCAATTAACAAATGCAAAATGAGATGTCTCGTTAAATGTTTTTCCATGTTTGGTTTAGGGCATTACATTTATGCAGGTGAAGACTTGCCAGAAGAGCCAGCTGAATTACCTCGCATTAGCGGTATGCAATTATCAGTTATTGAGGCTTATCTTATTTCTACTGGCGTCAGTGAAGAACGGTTTTGTCAGAAGTATGCGGTCAATAAGGTGGAAGAGTTAAAAGCACTACAATATGACCGCGCAGTGGCGGCTCTTGAGGCTAAAAGTAAAGTAGCTGTAACGGCTGATTATGTTGTTACTGAAGCCGGACTAGAGATTGCAGGGAAATGATTATACTGGGTATGGAACAGGGGACTCCTGAATGGCATGCTATGAGAAACGGCAAGCCTTCAGCGAGTTGCTTTAACCGCCTTATAACTAACGCAGGGAAACCGTCTACTCAGAACATAAATTATATCAATGAGTTGACGGCTGAATTACTAACTGGAAAGTCTCAGCCGTTTTATAAAAACGAACACATGGCAAGAGGTAATGAGCTTGAGCCTGAAGCAAGAGATGAGTATGAATTTATAACCGATAACGAAGTAATAGAAGTCGGGTTTGTAGTAGATAAAAAGTTTGAGTATGGTTGCTCTCCAGATGGATTAATAGGCACACAAGGCGGTTTGGAGATCAAATGCCCTGCTCAAAATACAATGGTCAAATATCAGCTAAATGATCAAGAGTTAGTTAAGGCTTATCATCAGCAGGTGCAGGGCTGTATGTATTTAACAGGAGCAATATGGTGGGACGTATTTGCATTCCATCCTGATATGGCTCACGTCTTAGTTAGAGTTAAACGAGATGATGAGTTTATTAAAAAACTAGCTGTAGAAATCGATGCGGCTGTAAACGCAATAAAAACCAATCTGGAGTTATTATCATGAAAGTAGGAATCTCAGTAAGAATCGATGTTACAAAAATAGACAAGTCACGTTTGTATAAGGGCGCGAAAGGGGTTTATCTTGATCTGACAACTTTTATCGACACTGAAACGCAAGATCAGTATGAGAATAACGGATTTATATCTCAATCGATGACGGAAGAAGAGCGTCAATCTAACGCAGAGAAAACGCCAATATTAGGTAATTGTAAGGTAATTTATACTGACGGTGGAGCTAAAGCCGCACCTAAAGCGATTACCCCTCCTGCAATGAGTATGGAAGAGCTTGAGGATGATATTCCGTTCTAGCTAAAAACCCCCCCTCGCGGGGGGGAAACCATAGGAGGTTTGCGGATCGGGGAACCCGCTCAATCAATATATCACAAGGCTAATACAATGGATATGATAGACGCAGGAAAATGCTTGAAAAAAGCGCAAGCCAGTGTTGGAATGACAAGCCGTGACTTGGCTAACCTTACTAACACTTCCCCTCAACAAATTATAAGGTGGAAAGCTAATAAAAATATGAAGCTCCATGCAATACAGGTTCTTTCAAGAGCTTTAGGTATTACCGTTAATGACTTCATCGGATTTGAGTATAAGTAATCTTATTGGTTTACTTTTTAATAGAATTGAAGTTTAATTGTTACAGTGTTTGGGCTTTAGCAGTTGTGAATTGACACAACCCCGAAAGGGTGGCGAACTCCTTAGAAAATGCCATAGACGCGGTTGACCCTCCGCACAGAGCCTCACAATTTAATCGGTTTTAAGTTGTGAATAGTTTGGATATACGATACAGACACGAATTAACCGCAGAGTCGTTTTGCCCTCTGATCTTAAATTTACAGCTTTTTGTTGTAAAAGGGTTATATGGTCTTTAAGAAAACATTATTAAAAAAACTTTATTCACTCAAATAGGCGAGGTTTGCCGAGCCATAGGAAGCTATTATGAATGATAAAACATTGTTTATGTTGTGCAGAGAGTCTTTTGATTACGTGGAAGGCAATCTAATCTGGAAAGTAATTAAGAGTAGGGTTCGTATTGGACAGATAGCCGGTTCTATCAGCGGTAGGGGTTATGTAAATATAAAGCTAAATCAGAAGGCTTATCTAGCTCATAGGCTAGTGTACCTTTGGCATCATGGATATTTACCGGCTGTTTTAGATCATATTAACGGTGATCCTCGTGACAATAGGATTGAGAATTTAAGAGCCGCAACACCTAGTCAGAATCAACACAATCGAAGCCTAAACCGCAACAATACCTCTGGATATAAGGGTGTATGTTGGAACAAGGGAAGTATGAAGTGGCAAGCTAAAGTAAAGAAAAATAATGTCTATAAACATCTTGGATTTTTCGATGATATTTTAGATGCCGCAAAGGTTGTGGCTGATTATAGAATCAAAATGCATGGTGAGTTTGCAAAACATCAATAGGGGAAAAAAATGAAACTTTGTACACAAGAAGATTGGTTTCCACCAGAGGATCTGATAAGTAAGTGGAAGTCAGCATATCCTAAGGTAGACGTCGAGCAAGAATTAAAGAAGATGGATACTTGGTGCGAATCTAATCCGACTAAAAGAAAAACACCCAAGGGCATCACTAAGTTCTGCAATTCATGGTTAGGCCGGTGTCAAGACACAGGGGGCGCGTCTCCGTTTGCTTCCGCTAGACCTAAATTAATAAATGGAGAGATGCGGTTGCGAGATATTCCTGTAGATGCAAAATTAACAGACGTTTCTTGGCTTGAAGATCCTGAAGAAAAGGCGATGATGATTGAATATTATTTGAAGTTACGCGGTCACTATTTTGACGGAAAGGATCTTAGATATGCCAGCAACTAATAAGCCTAGATGGGTTGTTTTTAAAGGCAGACATCCTTATTTTGAAGATGGAGTTCCATATACATATGCCATGTACAGCGATTGGACGATTGAAAACAACGAAGACGGAGGCGTTATTCGATCAACCATGAAAGGAAGGTTAGGGGCGGCTTATTACTGTGAACCTAAACACTTAATGAGTGTTAAGACGTTTAAAGAAAAAGCTAAAAAAAGAGCTTTATCTGGATTTTGTAAGAAAAAAGACGACAATAAAATCATTGAAATAAAACCTGAATCTTTATCTAGTCAATGGTTGAGGAAAAAACTATGACGGAGGGGGATTACGTTTACATACAGTCTAAAGAGGACATTCAGAAACGTCTCCCCTCCCTTTTAAAGAGGTTTGAAGAGTGGGATTACTCAAACCCCTTGGCGGTTCGGTTAGAGCAGTATCAGAACCCTAGAAGCCTAAGTCAAAACAAACTATTCCATGCTTGGTGTGATCAGATGGAACGGCATTTTATAAAGAAAATCCCTACTGCAACCTCTGAGAATTTAAAGATGATGATGAAACAGCGTTTTCTCGGAACGTATGATATCAACATAGGAAAGACAACAATAAAAGAACAGGTTAAAGCTACTAGCAAGCTCAAAAAAGGCGAAATGGTTAATTTTATGGATCAAGTGTATCATTGGGCTAGAGATAATGGGGTTTTGTTAAGCGTTCCAGAGCATAGCGAATACCAACGGTTAAAACAAAAACAGGATAGATAGCATGTCTAAAATTGACCCGAATGTTTTGATAGAATATGCAAAATCAGAAAGACAAAAACAAATTATTGGCGCGGTTATCGAGTGCGGAACGCGCAAAAAAGCGGCTCAAAAACTTTCGATTCATACAACTAGCGTAGATCGGGCGATGACTAGGGTAGAAGCGTATGCCGCTAAACAAGGAATAGCGCCTCACAGAGATTTAACACACCAAACCGCAGAAGGGTTTGAGGCTAAAAGAATATCGACAGCTTACAAAGAAGACGGCACAGTTGCTATTCAGTGGGTAATTCAAGAGCCTGAAAAAAAGAGTTTGCAGGAAAAGCTCAACATGATGATCGAAGGGGTTAAAGACGATCTCAAAGGCTTTAAGAAGCCAATGAAAGAGCCTGCAGGAGTCGATGCTGATTACCTTTCTATGTATGTAATGGGCGATCATCATTTTGGAATGCTAGCCGATGCAACTACCAAGCTTGATGATGACGATTGGGACGTAAAGATTGCAACGCAAGTGTTAATAGATGCAACAAACCGCCTCGCTCTTAGAGTGGGTAATTCTGAGATAGGGGTATTGCTAAACGTAGGTGACTTTTTCCATGCAGATTCAAGCAAAAATGAAACAACTGCCGGAACAAGGGTTGACGTTGATACTAGGATAGGCAAGACGTTTAAGTTAGCAGGAAGGTTGTTCGCCATGCTAATAGAGAGAATGCTACAGACACATCAAAAAGTGATAGTGATTAACGCTAGAGGCAATCATGATTCAGATATGGCTTGTCATTTATCTAGCTCTCTGGAATTGCTGTACAGCAACGAGCCAAGAGTAGAAGTTTTAGAGAATTATTCAAAATTCATACATTTACAATGGCACAACAACCTTTTTGTTTTCCACCACGGAGACAGAATAAAGCACGAACAGATTTTACAGGCTGTTATTAAGAATCTTGATGAGCAGTGGAGTGAGTCTAAAAACAGATATTGTCACCTTGGGCATATACATCATCATACGGCAAGAGAGGTAGGCTCTATGCATTTTGAGCACTGGGGTTCTCTAACTGGTACGGATCAGTGGCATTCCGATTCAGGGTACGGAGCAGAGCGTTCTATGACCGCCCTAATTTATCATAAAGATCACGGTGAAGACTCAAGAGTTAAAATCACTATCGGAGGTCTGAGTGAGTAATGTTATCAAATTTCCAAAAGATGGTGTCAAACTGGAAAGGCTCTACTGTGAAGAATGCTCTAGTCCACTGCAGTATTGGTATTGCCGCGACGATGATATTAGTTATGGTCTTTGTAGTAGCTGTGATTTACATCATCCTGATGAAGTCACATTATCTAATCACGAAATACATTAATGGCCTTGATTAAAAGGTCGTAAGGGGTTTTTAATGGCAAAGCGTAAACTACGCACAGTTGCTCAAGAAGTAGATATGGCCGCCAAACTTCTACAACGCTATGTAAGGCTAAAAGCATCCGATGACAACGGTTATTGCCAGTGCGTTAGTTGCGGAAGGGTAGCACATTACGCGAAGATGGATGGTGGGCATTATTATAGCCGTAGGCATATCAGGTTGAAATGTTTTGAAGAGAACGTGCATCCCCAGTGCAAGCGGTGCAATATGCTGATGAACGACCCTGTTATCAATGACGCGTACAAGGAATTTATGGTTGATATGTATGGCGAAAGAAGAGTAAAGGCCATGAAAAAAATAACTTATTTGCCGCCTAAGAAGTTTAACAGGGATGAAGTGATCGAGTTTCAGCGCAATTTGAAGGCTAGAATCAAGCAAGAAGAGCACAGGGTAGGTGAAATTTAAGTTATTTTGTCAGATAGTAAACTAAAAGGTTTACTTTAAGGAATAAAAGGCGCTTAATTGTATCTCAATCAAAAAAACAAAGGGCTACCCCATGAACATCATTAAACACATTACTCACAGAATCGAAGAAACTCGCAAGCATAATAAAGTTCCTTGCAAAAACTATGCTACCGAAGAAGCCGCAGAAAAAGCAGTTGCAAAAATCGCGGTAATTGTAGGTCAACACCACGATACTAGGGCGGCAGACTATGTTGTTTTTTACAATGAATCGTGGGGTCGTTGGGTTGCCGCTATCTCTTTAAATGAATTAATACAACGCCATGATTCTTGCGGAGGCTATGTTGGGTTTGCCGCAGATTCGGGATTTTACTGCTTCTAATCTAATCGCCCCTTCGGGGGCATATCAAAAAACTAAGGGGAAACACATGAAAGAATTTAATGGACACAGAAGTTGGAACGCATGGAACGTATCACTCTGGTTATCAACTGATGAAGATTTATACAACGCTTGGAACTGGATGCCTGAACACTTCTCGCTGAAAAAAGCCGTAAGCACGTTGTTATTTGTCTTACCCGCAAAAACTCCAGATGGTGCGGTATATAATCGATTGAGCGTTAAACTAGCCATAGAATTATACTTTGTAGGGGTGCAGTCATGAGAATTAACGAATGTTATTTAAGCGAAAGCAGGGCGCGTAAAGCACAATCTGAAAAGCGTACGCAAAACCGCACTGATTGGATTTTAGTAAGCGTTGCCGTAGTGTTGTATTTTGTCGTTAGCAACATGAGTTATAACGATTGTTTGATTAGGGGGATATGCTAATGTTACTTTATACGCGAGGCATGCAGGATTTTAAAGAGTTTATGATTGAGCATATGTTGCCTGAGATTTATCACAATTATCGCAAGTGGGAAGGTGATTTAATTGATTTAAAAGATTATGACAAAGATGAGATCACTTATGCTTGGTTGCAGACGATGCCTAGTTGGGTAGACGATGTTGTCCCTGCTATGATCCATGATTCTGCAAAGTTTATTGAAGATATTTATTTCGATAGAACAAGCAATACAGCGTCTAAATACAGAGACGCTATTTATTTATATCTTGAGTGTGATTTGCGACAGTTAATTCAGGAGATACACGACAATGAATACAATATACAGCCTGAACCTTTT